CTACACTCACGGCCAGGATCCCATCGAGGTCGACCACGACATGGTCCGCGAGTGGACCAGCGTCTGCCACGACAAGGAGTTCAAGAAGCACGGCCTCTGGATCCGCTACGACGCGACCCGGGCCACCAGCCGCTGGACCTACGTCGAGCGCAAGCGGCCGTTCCTGGTCGAGCGTGCCTACGGCAACCAGGTCGCCTCGTCCAAAACCCTGAGCGGGGCGATCAAGCTGGCCAGGGAGTTCCTGGCCGAAGTCTGACCCAAATTGGGGCTTCACGGCCCCACCTTTCGTGTATACTGTCGTTGGGGATTCAGTGAACAGCAGCCAGACGGCCGCTACCCCAACAGGAGAAAAGCCATGAATGCCACTACCCTTCCGCTTGCCCGCGCGGCCGACCGCCTGGGCCACCTTCGCGCCGAGATCGATCGGCTCCAGTCCGAGGCCCGCGAGCTCGAGACCACCATCAAGGGGGTCGATGAGACCGTCAGCGTCGTCGAGGGCGACCTGTTCCGCGTCGCCATCGTGCGCCAGGTGCGCAGCCTGACCGACTGGAAAGGCGTCGCCGCCTACCTCAAGCCGTCCCGTCAGCTGATCCGGGCCTACACCAAGGACCGCCAGGTCACCTCGCTGCGCGTCGCAGCCAAGACCAAGGCCGCGGCCTGATGGCCGGCTTTACTTTGCTGGTCCGCGGCCAGGAGCGCCAGGTCAGGCACTTCATCATCGAGCCGGAAGTCATGCATAGCCTGCAACGCGTGATGCTTGCACTGTACGACGACAAGCCGATGTCCGGAGATCGTCGACGCGACCTGGCCAACACCTTGCACGCGCTGCTCGATAACGCGATACCTGAATTGGAGGATGAATCATGCGACGTTTGATTGTCACCACGTTCTGGGAAAAGGTCGACGAGAGCGTCAACCTGGGCACCCCATTGGCCCCTTTCTACAAGGTGCTGCGCGGACAGTACGAAGTGAAGAGCCGCGTCAGCTACCCGGAGAAGCGCAGCGTGCGCGAGCTGGTGAAGGATGCCAGGCGCAGTCGCCGGTTCAACGGCTGGGTCCGCAACGGGTTCCGCACTCGTACCGAGTCCGCCTACGGTATTCGCTCGTACCAGACCGTGACGATCGAGGAGGGACCGGTATGAAGCTCCCCTACTCACTTCCCGCCAGGGTCCGCCTGGACATCGCCTGGGACCAGCACCTGGTCGCCAAGGCGATCCGCGTCGTCAAAAGCGTGCGCAACCGCGACCAGGCCTGGACCGCTGTGCGGTACCTGAGCCTGGCCAAGCGCGCCGCCAGGCTTGAATGCACCAGGGGCACCTGTGATCGCCTTGTCGATCTGCTCGATGCCCACTACCTGGGAGCCGCCGGCTTCCAAGGAGACCAGCAATGAAACTCGCCAAAGCAATGACCAACGCTATTGGCGTTTGTGATGTCGGCGACATCGATGAGGTGTTCGATGAGTTTGCCTACCACATGAAAACCACCGCTGAATGGAAGGATGGCGAGTTACAGTTTTTTTCATTCACCGACAATTCATTTGTGGTGGTCTACCACCCCGATCACCCCGACCTGGGGCCGGCGCAGATATCGGCATTCGATAGCGCGCAGGCCTTCATGAACACCGACCTCAAGTCAGCCGCGCTGACGAGCAAATTCGCTCGAGAGCTGCTCGATGCTCAGCGCGTAATGATCAGCCAACTCCAAGAGGAGACCAACGATGAAACTCGTTAGATACGGAACCGACCAGGGCGTGTACTGCGCGCTGGTTGAAGAGGGGCGGAAGAAGATCTCTGTCTGCACCATCGGCTACGGGACCGGCGTCACCTTGAAGAAGGTGCCGCTGTCCGAGGCCCGCTACATGGAGGACTACGACTACCCGGTCAAGAAGGCGGTGCGCAAGTTCCGCCAGGCCGGCGCCAGCCTGGGTATCACCAAGGGGGCGCGCGCGTTCCTGAAGAGGCCGGTAGCGTGAAGTACGGCATCGAGGTCAGGATCCGCAACGCCAAAGACGGCTGCGACGAGTGGGCCCTGGTAAGGAGCTCGCAGCGTCGCAAGCCGTATCTCTGGGACACGTTCGAGGAGGCCGAGCAGAAGATGCGCAGCCTCTACTCGAACCTGGTCATGAACGAAGACGTTCGCGTGGCCAGCATCAAGCAGCCCAGCGGGAGGTGGCGCTAGTAACACCCGCAGTCAGCGATGGCGTGGTCTCCAAGAGCCATACCTCGTGACAGCAATGTCATTGCCAGGCGCTGACCGACTGGCCGCCGTAAGCGGCCACTTTTCAACATTCAACGGAGAACTGAAATGCCAAGCAACCGAAAGTCCGTAGAGAAAACCGTAGCCAATACCGACTGGATAATGATCGGCAACTGGGTCCGGGACAACCAGGCGCGCATGCCCAACATGACACTTCCGGAGCAGGGCGCGGAGATCAAGGCCATGCTGGTAAAGGCCGGCAAGTCCGAAAACATCGAGATCCAGTCCTACCACATCAAGGAGGCCTGCGCAGCGCAGGGCGTGCCCTATGTGTTCAAGCGCCTGTCCGGCACACACCCCAAGCTGAAGGTCTCTGATGTGCAGACCGAGCTCGAGGTCATAGACGCCGAGGTTAAGGATCAGCGGCAGGCGGTCATCGCCCTTCAGCGGGCGGTCGCCAGGCTCGAGCAGCACATGATTACGAACGGCTACTTCCCGCCGGACGAGCCGGCCTGGTCGCCTTCAGTCAGCGGAGATTCGAAATGAGCATCGACATCAACATTGCCGACGACCTGGCCTCCGAGTACCTGCGGCTAAAGCACCAGCGCGACATGCTCGATAGCCGCATGAAGCATATCGAGCAGCAGCTCACCGATGTTGTGCCGGTCAAGGACGCCGGAAGCATCACCACCCTGACACCGCACTTCAAGGTCACCACCACGGCCCGCCAGTACCGCAAGGTGCTGATCGACCAGGTGTCCGCCGTGCGCAAGAAGATCGGTCGCTCGATGTTCAACAAGGTGTTCCGGACCAAGTACGAACTCGACGCGAAGATGTTCAAGCACCTCGAGCTCAATGATCCGGAGATCTTCGACGACATTCTGCCGGCCATCGTTACCACGCCGGGCAAGACCGGCATCAAAGTCGAGGAGATTGACTGATGGCAATCAAGATCATGAAGCCGCACGAGGCGGTAAAGAACCGGGGCATCCGCGCCCTGGTGTACGGCGCGGCCGGCTCCGGCAAGACCGTGCTGTGCGCAACCAGTGACCGGCCCACCCTGGTGATCAGTGCCGAGGGCGGCCTGCTCTCCCTGGTTAACGCACCGGAGCACATCCAGGTGGTCGAGGTGAAGACGGTCGAGGACATCGAGGAGATCGTCAACATGCTGATGGCCGGCACCGAGTTCGAGCAGATCTGCATCGACTCGCTGTCGGAGATTGGCGAGGTGCTCCTGGCCAATGATAAGAAGCGCGCCTCTGACCCCCGCCAGGCCTACGGCCAGACGATGGATCAGGTCGGCAACCTGGTGCGCACGTTCCGCGACCTGCCCGGCTACCACGTGCTGATGACCGCCAAGCTCGAGCGCATCAAGGACGAGTACAGCGGCAGCCTGATGTTCGTACCCAGCATGCCAGGCAACAAGTTGGGCCAGCAGCTTCCGTACTGGTTCGACCTGGTGATGGCCATGCGCGCCGAGCCGGACCCGTCCCAGGATGGAGCGATCGCCCGGTTCCTGCAGACCGCCAGGGACCACCAATACGAGGCCAAGGATCGATCCGGCCGCCTCGACCCTTATGAGCCGCCGAACCTGGCGACCATTACCAGCAAGATTCTTAACGACGCCTAAGGAGGCACAACCATGTTTTCATTCGACGCAAACCAGCACCAGCCCGAATCCGACAGCTTTGACCTGATCCCGAACGGCACCTACCAGGCCGTCATCGAGGCGCAGCAGCGCAAGGATTCGCAGAACACCGGCAACGCCTGGCTCGAGCTCACCCTGGTCATCACCGGTCCGCAGTACGCCGGCCGCAAGGTCTGGGACCGCTTGTTCTTCTGGCCGGTCCAGGGGCACCAGAGCCATGACAAGATGATCGAGAGCGCCAACCGTCGCATGACATCGATCTGCAAGTCGATCGGCATTGCCGGGTTCAGGGATCCGCAGGAGCTGGTGAACCGCCCGATCACCATCCGCATCGGGGTGGAGAAGAACAAGGATCCGCAGTACCCGGACAAGAACAAGGTCCAGGCCTACCTCGAGCCGGAAATCCCGGCGCTTCAGCAGCCGCGGCCACAGCAGCCGGCACAAGCCGCTCAGCCTGCCGCCGCGCCGCCAGCCTCCGCTGGTGCGCCCGCCTGGACCCAGGGGCGCTGAGCCATGGGGCTGTCCTTTCAAGTACCGAAAGGCGACCCGACCCTCGAGGCGGCAGACGCCGCCCTCGAGGAGTTCGAGAACGCCAAGCCGCCCAGAGGGTACCTGGGCGCATCGAGTATCGGCGACGAGTGCTGGCGCAAACTATGGTTCGACTTCCGCAAGGTGGCCGCGCGCAACTTCGACGCCGAGACACTCAAGCGATTCGAGGATGGCCACATCGGCGAGGAGCTGATGGCGGCCAGGCTGCAGCGCGTGCCCGGCCTGGTGCTCGAGGTCCGGGATCCGAATACCGGCGAGCAGTTCGCCCTCGAGGACGTCGGAGGCCACTTCCGCGGACACGCCGACGGTAAGATCCTGGGCCTGCTGCAGGCCCCAAAGACCCGGCATGTATGGGAGCACAAGCAGGTTGCCGATCGACGCCTGAAGGAGGTCGAGAAGGCCATCAAGGAGCACGGTGAGAAGAAGGCGCTGAAGGCCTGGAGTCCGACCTACTACGGCCAGGCCCAGGTCTACATGAAAGCCTTCAAGTTGAAGCGCCACTACATGACGATCTCAACGCCAGGTGGTCGCAAGACGATCAGCCTGCGGACCGACTATCACGCCGAAGATGCCAAGGCACTCATCAAGAAGGCCGAGACGATCATCAACGAGCCGACGCCGGAGGGACTGCCGCGCATCGCCCAGGACGAGACCTTCTACAAGTGCCGGATGTGCGACTACAACGCCGTGTGCTACGGCAAGACCATGCCGCTGGCCACGTGCCGGACCTGCATCCACTCGACCCCGATGGACAACGGCACCTGGAACTGTGCCAGGTGGGGTTGCGAGATACCTGACATGCAGGCCCAGCTCACCGGCTGCGACTTCCACGTATTTATCCCCGCCCTGGTGCCGCTCGATGTTGTCGATGCTGATGACGGCGATATCCAGGACTGGTGCACATATCGAGTAGATGACCTGGCGAATTTTGTAAACGGAGGGACCGAGGAGCATCACATCAAGAGTCGCGAGATTGGCGGCATGAAAGTAGCTGATGTGAAGTTCATCGTAGACCCGTTTGTAGAGGCGCTGGGAAAGCCTTCGGCGCGAGACCAGAACTAATAAAGGAGCCCAATGATGAAAGACGACCTGGACAACTCGACGATCGACTGGTGGCGCGATGCGGCGCCTGCCGACATTTCAAGCCCAGTCGATATAACCCACGAGGCGGAGCTGGATCCTGTGGGGCCGACGCAACCGCGAGTCATGCAAGGGTTGGATCAACGCAGATCGAACACGAGCGCCACAAGCTCGTCTGGCGAGGGATCACCCTCTACCCCTGGGTCAAGCTCGAATGCTACGAATTCGCTCCGCGAGTACCAGCAGGCGGCACATGACGCGATCTATGAATACTTCGAAGAGCTCGATGGCAACCCGATCATCGAGGTGCCGACCGGCGGCGGTAAGAGCTGGATCATCGCCGAGTTCATTAAGAGCGTGTTGGCCGAGTGGCCCGACCAGAAGATCCTGATGCTGACGCATGTGAAGGAGCTGATCGAGCAGAACCACGAGAAGCTGGTGCTGGCCTGGGACGGCCACCCACCTGTCAGCATTTACTCGGCCGGCCTGGGCAGCTACGACCACTCGAAGCCGATCGTCTACGCCGGGATCCAGTCGATCTGGCGCAAGGCCAACGACGTCGGCCACGTGGACCTGGTGATCATCGACGAGTGCCATCTGGTAAACCATGACCCAGAGGGCATGTACCGCCGTTTCCTGGACGATCTCACCCAGACCAACCCTGCCCTAAAGGTCATCGGCTTTACGGCCACACCGTACCGCACAGGGCACGGGCCGCTGACGCACGGACACAACCGGATCTTCACTGACATTGCGCACCGGGTGACCATCGACCAGCTGCTCGACCTGGGCTACCTCTCGATGCTGCACCCGAAGCGCACCGAGTCGGTCATCAACGTCGATGGCATCACGGTTCGCGCCGGCGACTTCGTTCATTCGGAGCTCGAGGAGCGGGTCAACGATGACCAGCTGACCGAGCGCATCCTCGACGAGGTCGAGTCCTTCGCCGCCAGGCAGCACCGCAAGCACTGGCTGCTGTTCTGTACCGGCGTCGAGCACGCTGAAGCGGTTGCCCAGGCGCTGACCGCCAGGGGGATCACCGCGGGCTGCATCACCGGCAAGACGCCCAAGGCCACCCGTGCCGAGCTAATCGACGATTTCCGCGCCGGCCGCCTGCGGGCCCTGACCAACGCCAACGTCCTGACCACGGGCTTCGATGCCCCGATGACCGACCTGATGGCCCTGCTGCGGCCGACGATGTCGACCGTGCTGTACGTGCAGATGATGGGCCGCGGGATGCGCATCGCCCCGGGGAAAGAGGACTGCCTGGTGCTCGACTTCGCCGGCAACGTCGCCAGGCACGGCCCGGTCAACCGGGTTGAGCCACACATCGTCAATCACGAGGAGGGCGCAGCGCCGACCAAGGCCTGCCCGGAGTGCGACGAGATCGTGCATCTGTCGACGATGACCTGCCCCGCCTGCGGCTATGAGTGGCCAGTGCAGGATCGGCCACAGCCGAATGCCTCGGCGAGCACGCTCAGGATCATTGCTGACCCGATCAGCACCACCACCTGGGTCGAGGTCGATTCAATGGCTGCTTCGCGGCACAGGAAGGCCGGCAAGCCCGACTCGATGCGCCTGAACTTCGCGTACTCGAATGGCATGCAGCGCGCCAGCAAGTGGCTGGCATTCGATCACAGTGGCTACGCGGCGACCGCCGCCAGGTCGTTGTGGATCAAGCTCGGCGGATTGATGCCGACACCAACGTCGACCACCAATGCCCTGCTGCGCTCGCATGAGCTCGTAAAGCCTGAGCGGATCCGGGTCGACACCAGGGGCAAGTACCCCGAGATCGTCGGCTATGACATGGGGGAAATGAGATGAGTGACCTTGAACGATATACTCCCGAGCTAATCTGGCGCATGGGGCTGGACGAAGAAGGCGAGTGGGTCAACGGCGATGCATCAGACAAGCGCATCCGGGAGCTTGAGGAGGAAAACGAGCGGCTGCGCAAAGACGCCGAGCGGTGGCGCAAGCACTGGCCGCGTATTTGGGAAGCATACGATTCGATGCTTAACGAATCAGACAACGCAGACCTACACGCCGCCATCGACGCGGCGAGGGAGCAAGGTGATGAGTGACGCCATGTACCTGACCCACGAACAGTACAAAGAGCTTTGTACGCTGTTCGATGACCCCGGCATGATAGCCGAAGAGTGGCCACTCGGCAGGATTATCGAGCAGACTGAGACCCATGTTTGTGCTGTTCTGCGGGACGGGTTCACCGAGACCGAGGTGCTGCGCACACTGGAAGAAGACCGTGCCGGCAACTGGCGGTGTATCAAGCTAATCGTCACCAAGACACTGACCCTGATGATCGCCTTCAACAAGTTCACTGGCGAGATCCAGATCTACAGCCCGCACACCCTCCCTATTGAGATTCAGGGTGTGTCGTGCCTGGACTATCCGGATCGCATCCCAGCCGCCGAGATCTTTAACGACGTTGACATAACAACAAAGGAGCAAGGTGATGGGGTTTAATCTGGAAAGCATGATCGCCGAACTAGAGGCAATCTTGAACGCAGACCAAAAGGCAGCAAAGACTTTGCGTGAAGCGCGTAAATGCTTAGCCGACTGGAAGCAATACGCTTACGACTGCGGGAAACTAGACGGGAAACCAGAGTGATGAGTGAGTATGAAGGCAAGTATCGCGAGTGTGAGCAACTGCTACGGCGCATCCGGGAGCAGGATGATCTGATAGAGGCGCAGCGCCGCGAGATTGCAGTGCTGCATAATGTGCGGGATGAGAAGGACCGGCTTCAAGAAGAAAACGAGCGGATGAGAAAACGCGTCAACTATTTGGAAATACAAATGTCTCGCAGCGGTTACGAACAATCGCTGAAAGACGCTGAGCGGTATCGCATGGCTGTACGCATGGGGTGGCTCGAAGTTACCGAAGAAGAAATCGACGCTGCCATCGCCGGGGCACGGGAGGGGGAATGAGCATCAAGATTGAATACGGCGGCCGGATGAGAGCCACCCCCGCCTTCAGGAAGGGCGACACCTTTGGCAAGTTGAAAGTGCTTCGCTACCTCATACACTCATGCGACAACCCGGCCACCGGGAAGCACCTGGCGAAGCCGCAGCACTGGTACCAGGTCGAGTGCAGTTGCGGCGCCCAGGAGACGGTCAACCAGGGGCAGCTGCGCAACGATAAGAGGCAGTGCACGGCCTGTGCAGTTGATCAGAAGTCGAGGACCATGATGACCCACCAGGACAAGGATATTGCACCGACGCTGCCAGCAGAGGTTCGCGCAGCATTGAGAGCCAGGTGGCGTTAGTCGTCTACGAACGCCTCGCGTGCTACCGCACTCAGGGCCTTGGTCAGGCGGATCAGCACCGCCTTGGCCTCGGCCAAGTTGGTCACGTTGTTGGTGATCCAGGTCTCGATCTGATCCGGGCTGGCGTTGATCAGTTGCTTGACCGCGTTGTCCTGCTTGATCGCCGCTGCGTCCGTCTCGCGCTGCACCTTGGCTGCCTCTGCCGCAGCTCGCGCCGCTACCCAGGCGTCATAGACCGGCTGGTAGTTGGCAACCGCTGCGTCAATCTCAGCGCGGCTAAGGTCGGCACCGTTGCGGGTGATACGCCCATCCCGGTAGCGACGAACTTCGTCGCCGGTATAGAAAT